CCATATATAAAGTATTACCATCAAGTTTACTATCAGGACTAAACAGTTGTAGTTTATTAAACCAACCATCAAAGTCGTGTCTAGCAAATTCTCTAAATTCTATTTGTGTATGTTTTAATCTTCTTCTAATGATAGTATTATCTGTAAAACAAATAAACTTATGTTTAAGTGTTGTGTTTCGTTGTACCATATTATACAACTTCTCAACATACTCTATTTGGTATTTGTCACCATAATATACACACGCAAAATTCATATCGTTAACCAATTATAAGTTGCTCTCATACTCATAAGTAAGTACATCAACTCCATTAATGTTCTCGCCCAATCTCTATCTTTGTAACCAAAGTAAACCCACATAATACAAGATACCACACTTAATGACCAACCAACCCATTGTGTTGCAATGTTTGCACTTGATAATATAAACACACTCGCCATTGCTAAACCAAAACCAATCCATCTGGCACCATTAATGTTTTTATAATATCTAATTTTCATCTACCTATCTCCAAACCTATTGTGATACCATAATTACCATCTGTCTCATAAGCTGGTGATATAAACCAATTGTTTTTTTTATATCTTATCATAGGTAAAATATCATTACTACTATAACCTGTAACTAATCCTAATTCAAAGCCATTATGTTCAAAGCCTGTATATAAACTAATATTATTCTCTGAGTTATAATATATACCACTGATATGATTATCTACTGTACATCTAGCATGTGGGTGTATATTATTATAATCATTTTCTAAACCTAAATGTAAAGACACTGCTAAAAATAATTGTAAACAATTAAGCATACTGTTCCTTTAATATATCATACGCAGTTCCGTTCTCTATCTCTTGGATAGTAAATTGATTTTCAACTACATACTTTAACCACTCATCTACTGTTTTACGTCCAGGTTTAAATGGTTTCTCTACAAACTTTGGACTACGTGATGATACGGGTGCCGCAATGTTTTTACCTGCGGCGATCACTGGCACTCTATTTAGTATGGCGTCTATCGCTGATAAACTCATATTTGTAACTAAACAATGACAGTCTTTTAGATCATCTTTTATATCTGTGTTCCACCATTCGTTTCCTGGTCTTGGTTTGTTTCTTACTCGTATCTCCCTATCTGTGTGTTTCTTTAATTCCTCAGTTACCATATAAATCCATTGATCTTGGTTGATACCATTTGTATGAAAGGTAACTGTTTGTGATGATGGCGCAACAAGTATATGTTTTGTTTCACCAGTGTACCAACCCTTAAATTCTACATCTATTCCTTTATTACTTAATTCATTTAATCGTTGTCCATTCCCAATTTTACCTCTTGTTGTATGAATACCACCTTTAATTATTCTAAAGTATGTCTTATCAAAGTCGTGTATCTTTGGTTCTGGATAACGAGTGATTTGTTGTGTTAAGTAACCAACATCAACAAACCACCATTCTTCTCCTCGCTCCGTAACTTCTCTAATCTCTTGTATATTACTTCCACCTAAACCCCAAAAAAAGTGTATAGGTTTATCTTCATCTTTCCAACCCTTTTCAATTGCAGGCCAGATTTGATGCGATAAACATTTGTTCCATTGTAGTTTGTGTGTTATAATCATATTGTAAATAAAAAATCACCATCTGTTATTTCTGGTATCTTTGTTGCCTCCACACCTTCTGCAATTGATCTTACTGGTTTTAAACCTTGACCTTTGTGATTATAAAAACATCTATAATCTCTAACAAAGAAAAATTCAAATGTAGTTTCTACGTGGTACTTGTTAAACTTAGCATATACCTCAACCATACAAGTTGGTTTATATTCTAATATTGTATTCATTGCACCTTTTAAAACATCTAACTCTACACCTTCTACGTCTATCTTCATAAACCCTACATCTTTAATTTTCATACTATCTATTGTAACAGCATCTACTTCTATCATTGGACCATCAACTAAATTTTGAAAACCTGAATTAGATAATCTTTTATCATCTACATAGAAGCCTGATACACCTTCAAAATCAGCAACTGCCAGATTGTGTGTGATTACATTATTATGTTTTTGTTTAATCTTTTCTAATTGTTCATACACAGGTGGTACTGCTTCAAAACATATGACATTTTTAGAGTGTTGCGCAAAGTGACTAGCATACATACCAGTTGCCGCACCTACGTCAATTGTATTTTTAAATTTATTTAAATATGGTGTTGTTTGACCTAACATAAAATCTTTTAAATGTAAGTCTAATATATGTTGTTTAAATACTCTTTTCTTTAATACGTTATCACTTAATTTCATTTCATTAATATTTGTAAAGCAATTCTAGTTCCTGTTTTACAAATCCCTCCTCTATGCATACCAGCTGGATCAAAAACACAAAGATTGCCTTTGTCGCTAGTAAATATTTTTTCTTGTTCTAATATTCTTTCTTGTTCTTCTGTACCGTCTAATAATAATCTACCAAAGTTGTGTGATATTCTTAATTGTTTTGGTAATTGAAAAACAACTGCTCTTGTTTCTGGTGTATAACAATAACTACCTGTTGTTATAGCTCTACCAAATATGTTTTGTAAATCATCATAAACCCATCTATGAGATTTTTCTACATAACTAAATGGACCATCATTCTCTGTTATATCATTTAAATACAACATCGCTTTTATTACATCTTCTTTTGGGTCTATATGTAAGTTAGTTGTTTTAGTTACTGTTTTACAATCATATAAAAATTGTTTCCAGTTTTGATCTGTTGGTGTAGCAATATGTAAAACTACGTTAGCAACTTTTAATCTTCTATTACTTTTATTGTATTTACTTACTGCATCTATAATACCACAGTTATTAAACATATTGTGCAAATACTTTTTAAATGTATCGTCTAATTGTTTCGACCTATCAAATTGTCCTGGTGGTGGTGACCAATCAGGTTTAGATAATAGTTCATCAATATGGCTTTGACAATAACTTTTTAAATCTTTAGTATCAAAATTTAAATATGATATTCCATTTTCGTATAAATCTTTGTATATTTTATTTGATGGTATATTACTTTCTATTCTAGTAGTTTTAAAAGCAGAATAGAATTTAAACATCTTATTTAATCTATCAAATAATTTAGCGTCAGGTAATTTCATATACCATTTATAACCTTGTTCAAACATATTTAAATCATTTTTTTGAATTGCTTCTTTCATCATAGATACATACTCTACTTTGCCATCACCAATGTATCTTTTTTCATTTGACACATCTGGAAAATCAGCAATATCAGGAAACACAAAACCGTGATCGTATATAGGATTATCAAAACGCATGGTAATCAAACCTCTTACATAGTTGTTTTTCTGCTTTAGTTATTAATCTTTTACATTGGTCATAAGTCATACTATCTAATACTGTAACTGGTTTATTAGTAGATTTATTATTAGCGCCGTGTATATAAATGTTCTCTCTTATTCTTTTCTCATCAAAATCTTCATTGTTTGCTTTTAATATGTCTATCAAACTATCTGGTAAGTTTTCCATCTTACCTATCATAGGGTCTTTATACTTACCAATATAATGCATATAGTAATGCCATACCATATTTTCTTTCTTTAGTATATTTTCAACAAAGGTATTGTAATCTTTTGATTGACATTCAGATTCTAAAAGAATATAATCTTGCCAGTTCCAAGCCTCGCCGTGTTTTTTCTTCTTACTTCTATGTGTCCAAAGACTGTGAATAAATGTAGCAGGGTGTCTTACGAAACCAAATACTTTTAAATCTGTATCAGGTGTAGCGTGACTATCATAAATATCGTCACCAACAACCTCTGCACCAGAAACATATCTCTTTAGCATTTGTTTTATAGTTCTACCACCACACTTTGGCACGTGGATAAACATAGAATTTTTAAGTTTAATTGCCATTTGTAAATACTAGTCCTGCTTTTAAAAAGAAGTTTTTATTATCACCATATTCATAGCCTTCTTTTGGATTCATTTTAGATATAGATTTAAATTGTGTAGTTAAAGTAGCATCGTATTTTAAACCATAGTTTTTAAATACATCTACCCAATAACTTTCTTCTCTACAATTTACGTGATGATGACCAGGCCATCCTGGGGGTGCCGCAGTGACCACAGCAAGTTTACCTAACTTAAATAAAGGCATATAGTTTGATATGTATTTTTCTTCAACGTGTTCTAAAAATTCTACACACCATACTAGATCAAAAGTTTTATCTATTGTTGCTTCACCCTTAGCAAAATCGTGTAATAAAGTATTCTCTGGTAGTTCAATAGATGGGTCACCATCAACTCCAAACCATTTGATTTTTAATTCATCTGCTATCTTTTTGATACCACCTGTACCACAACCTATATCTAACATAGAATTAATATTGTGATTCTTTTTTAAATGTTCTAATAAAGGTCTATCTAAATTTGTTCTATTTAAGTGGCCACCTAAATGACTAGGTTTTAGACTATAATCTTCAATTACTTTTTCTTTCATACTAATAACCTTTCGTGTACTACACCACTATTTATTTCTGACATTTTCCATTGTGTGTAAGCACAATCATACAACCACTGCGTTCTATCAAACTCTGGTAACTCTTTGTGTTTTAATACTTCTAATGTATGAAACGATACAGGATAAGCGTGTGATGTTTTTGATAATGATATACTTGGAACACCCTCACACACCGCTTCTATCAAACTATTACTAGAATATGAAATCGCAACTCTGGCGTTCTTAAAGTCTTTGTATATATCTTCGCCACCATTGGTTACATTAAAGTTATTTAAGTTTTCACTAAAGAATACTTTGTTTTTAACTTTAATATCTTTTAGTGTATCTTTATTAAATTTTCTTGTAAATCTAGGGTGTGGTCTTATCATTATATCTTCATCTGTATATTTTGATATTTCATTAACCGTATTCATAATAAAGTTTTCATAGTCACCAGGTTTCTTTACTAAATCATTTAGACTTGTATCTATAGGATTTTGTGTAAGTATTAATATGTAGTTACCTTTTTTCTTCCAAGGTTTAATTTCTATGTCTTGTTCTTTTTGTATTTGTTTCCATCTATCATCTGGTGAGTTATCATTTTTAAATAATCCATCACTAAAAGTATAATGATTTAAACCAACTCTAAAATAATAGTCATCTGGTTTTTCTATATTTAAATTCTTTCTAAAAGTTGCTTGTTCTACAACTATTCTAGGTTTGTTTTGATCTAATATAAACTGATACTTTTCTGCGTTCTTCTTTTTCATTACACCTAATACATTTGTTTGTATGTAAGCGTCCGCTTTATGATTGTATCTTTCTGGATATTCTATTAGTCTAAAGTCTTTGTGTTTAGGAAATATAAACATCGCCTCTGTACTAAATGCGCCTTGTATACCTATGATGTTCATTCTATCTCCATACGATATTGTTTAAACTTTTCCCAATAGTGTCCATCTTCAACTTCTTTTAAACTCCAATGTGAGTTTACATAATAAGTCATAAACATATCTCTATTTGGTATTTTTGGATTTTCTATTTGTCCTAAATCACCAGAACCATACATTCTATAAAAACAAGCTGGGTGAGTAACAAACACAGGAACACCTTCCATTAAAGCGACAGCGCCAGAGGTACTTGTATATACAACACACGCCCAAGCGTTTTTCAAATCATCTAACAAGTTTGTTTTTTCAATAGATGTGTGTTCTACATTTTTTATATTACTTAAAATCCAATCTAAATTCTTTTGATCTTCTTTTAGTTTTTCTGTAATTACAAAATGTTTATGTGATCTAATAATTATTTTTCTATCTGTATATAATCTTAATCTTTGTATAACTTCTCTCGCCCATTCATAACAACCTGTACCAAAAGAGGAGAACCCACCACTACCTCTATTTAAACATAATAATATATGATCGCCTGTTCTTCGCCAGTCTTTAATTTGTAAACCTAGTTCTTTTTTAACTTGATCTGTTCTTTTAAATGATGTTTCATCTACAGGNAAGAAGTCAGCTTCGTGTGAGTGAATTGATCTATAAGGNTATCTACGATATACATTTTGTATATCTTTTTCTTTTTCATAATAACCTAAAACATTACTATCTAAAAAGAATATTTGTTTATCTGTTTTTTTATCTACAACTTCTTGTCTTAAAATATGACTTTTAGAATTTACATCATCTGATTTATAAGCAAAGATGTAACTATAATCTGATGGTTTAAAAATATTGTCTTCTATGTAATTTACTTTTATTCCGTGTTTCTTAGCGCCTTTACCAAATGATAATAGTTTATCTACTTTACTTCCACTTGTGGTTCTTAAATAGATGTTTAGTGTTTTCATTATTCCAAATCAATTTTATTAGAGTCTTCATACATCTCAAACCATTCTTGCGAATAGTCACAGTCTTTATAGTTTTTAAAATATGGTCCACCTTTTGTATAGTGTACTAACTTTGCGCTATAGTTATGTTCATATTCACCTACTAACCAATTCCATTCTTCGTCTATCTTACCAATTAAGTCTTCACTTTCTAACCATTTGAATTGATGAAGTTCTAAACCACTGGCGTTGTTTACATAATCTGGTGTTAACGCTAAACATTTACTACAATTAAATATCATCATACTTGACCAGTTCTTTTTGGGATAAANTGTTTGTGGTTGATTTTTAAACTTAACTGTGGTGTTTGGTGTATAGTCGTGTTGTACACATTGAACAGCGTATTGTGTTGTTCTTTGTCGCCATAGTAAAGATATATCAGCACGAGCCAACATATCACAATCCATAAAAATAGCGTGACCTGAATAGTTACAAAGATATGGAACCAAAAATCTACTAAACGCAAACTCTGTTGATTGTATTTGTAATCTTTCTCTAACAAATATATCTTTAATGTTTTGTAATCGTATCGGTGTAATTGATATTGGTTGTGTGGAGTGTTTTAATAAACTATGTGATAATGTACTAAACGCCACCTTTTCGCTGTCATCATATCCTACAAAAATTCTAATCATCTTTTTCCTTTATATCATACTTTATTAAATATGCCCACATATCAGCGTCTTTATGTGTCACTTTAAAATCATATTTACTTGGTATCTCAAACATCTTGTTTGTATCTTCGTATCTTCCCTCTTTGATAGTATCCATCCAAATTGTATAGTCAGCATTAAATTCTTTTCTTGTGTATTCTGTTGGACAAATAAAATCAACAATTACATTTCTATTTTCACTCTTTGCTTTTTGAGCAAGTATTTTCATTCTTATAGCTTGTTTTAATCTACCCTGTTCAGAAAAATCCCAATCGTTTACTTCTTTTCTTACTTTATCTGCATTTAACCATACTGCGTTAAACATTGGCACTAATTTTTTTGCTAGAGTTGTTTTACCTGAACCTGATAAACCCATTATTAATATAATCATATTTCTTTTCCAGCTAACATCACTTTTGCGTTAGGGTACCTACTTTCAACAATTTGTTTTGCTTCTGATAATGTTCTTCCTTCTTCCGCAACTTTCATTGGTGCTTTGTTTTTTAATGTTACCCAAAAATAATACTTTATCATAAATTCACCTCTGGACTTTTACCTGTTAATTTTCTTTTACCTTTTGTATGGTCGTAAACTGTACCTAATATTGATCTTGCCTGTACGTGTCCAGGTCTATTGTCACCAATATTATTATTTTGTACTTTCATATCTTCTTCAAAAACTTTTCTAACATAATCCCAAACATAACTATCGTGGTACTCACTTAAACTATATATCTCATCATAATCATACATCTTTTTCATATAACGAGCATAGTTTCTCGTTTGACTATGCTGCATATTAAAATACAAGAAACCACATTCACTATAATTACTTCCACGACCTAGATATGACATCATACAATCGTCTTTATGAATATGTTTTTTAATCCAGTTAACATCTATTGATTTATAAAATACACTATCTGCGTCAATACAAATTAAACCATCTACGTCACTTGAACAATTATCAATAGCGTGTGTGTAAGCATAAACTTTATATGAAAATCTTACACCATCTTTCTTAAATGATTCTACTTCTCTATGTTTATTTCTTTCTATGAATTTTTTGAGATCAGGTATTTTATCAAACATATCATCATCTTCATTATAAACAATTAAATCAAATGGCCAATTATATGTGGATTGAAATCTGTGAGCGTATTGTTTAAATAACTTATTATTCCAACTAGTGACTACTTGAATTTTCATAACCAACTTTCGCAATGTAAAAACTATCAACAATATCTGATACAGGATTACCTATCTTCTGTACATCAAATATCTTTTTTAAATCTGTATTTGTTTCTTTTGAAAATGATTCATACATCAAATCTTTATCAGCATTTCCTTTACCAGTTGCGCCTTTCTTAACTACACTTGGTACCACTGTTTCATAATCAATACCAAACTCTTGTAATCTATATTTTAAGATACCACAGTTTTCAGCAATTTGAAATACTGCTTGTCCTTTTGATCCAAAAGAATAACCTTCTATGAATACTTTTTGTGTTGTATGGATTGTTTCTTTAATTGTGTCAAACGCCCAATCGGATATTTGACTAAATCTATGTATGGGTGTATTGTATTCTTTATGTTCAAAACCAAAGATGTTTTTTGACATTGGTCCTATATATTTCTTTTTATTT